TTAAATATCCTCCTGAAAATATATTCTAGCTTTTAATGACATCCTGACTGGTCAATGTGAGTGGCAGGAGTTGAACCCGCATGGCAATAAGAAATAAGGGAAGGGTATCCCATAAGAAGTTGCCGTTCTGCCGTTGAACTACACCCACGTTTGTAATCAATTAGTGATGAAGCTTTTTATAGAGAAAATATGCAACTAATGCTGATATAATTGCCACAAATAATAGCTCAGTGCTCCACTTAATAGAGGACAGGCTTTTTAAAAAATAAGTTAAAGAATTGAACATTGGTGATTCTCCTATGTTTGATTGAGTTAAGAATCTCTATGCGAGCGGCAGGAGTCGAACCTGCATTGGAAGGTAGGCTATATTTGAATTAAAGGAACCATTCTACCGTTGAACTACGCTCGCAAAAAAACTTGCAAATACGATTTTAAGATCTATAATGTTTTTAAGCATGTTTCGTACATGCCCCTTGATGTACATTCTCTTTCGTAGTGAGGGAGAATGTATTTTTTTATGTTAATGCGAGCGGCAGGAGTCGAACCTGCATAAATATAGGATGTGAGACCTGTGAGAAGCGTATAAATAACCGTTCTACCGTTGAACTACGCTCGCGTGAAAGCCCTAACGAGGGCTTGGACTTGTTATGGTCTTGCGTATTGATTGCCCCGTGGTGCTGGCTTGGCGCCGGAATTATCAGCAGCACTCTGGGTCATATATTGGTAATTACCTGGATTCTTAACGCTGGTGTAGTACTTATTGGAGTCTGAAACAAAAACCATGCCAGAAGCAGCAGTAGTCCAATCACCGTTCTGTGTATAAGAAGCATTGTCTGTAGTACTTGTTTCGCTCGCTTTTTTAGCGGATGACGTGCTAGCAGCTAATGATTCTGAACTGGCTTTAGCTATTGAAGAGCTTTCTGCCTCAGACTGCTTTTTGCTTGCTTCGGATTCAGAACTAGCCATACTCTCTGAATTCTCTTTGGATTCAGACTTGGAGGCAGCAATACTTGCAGATTCTTCTTTGCTGCTTGATAGGGCGCTTTCAGATGAATCCTTCTCTTTAATAGAGTTAGCTTTACTGATACTAGCCTTTCTTTTCGATGCATCTTTTGCTGAACTTTTCTTCGCTTTGCTACTTGAGACTGTATCTGACTGTGATGCACTCGATCTTGCTGTGCCAGAAGGAGCGGCCCAAGCCGTTAATGCTAAGAATAGGATTGTTAGTCCTACTGAGATTAAGGTGTATTTTTTGTATGGACGATTAACACCTGTTTTTGTGAAATGATGAATCCCCCCACGAATTGAAAAGTAAGCTAACGCAATTAAAGATACAAGAAACATAAATGTAAAAAATATATCCAAAGTAATCCCTCCAAAATATGTTATTCCCCAGTAACAATAATTCCCGGAACTATAAGTAGTCCCGACCCCTAGCTTTTATCGACTTCCTATCTGGCCTATAGGTTGTTATAGCTATTTTTAGTTAATCTTTTTTGAGATTTGTGTATGATATAACCCAAGAACCCACAGATGAGCTAGCCTTCTTAACTTTTACCGTAACTGTTTCACCTTTATTCACCTTGGCATTTTCAGAACTTACGAAATTCAAGTGCTTGCCAGTTTCAAGGTTATAACCAAATGCGCTATTTGGAACAACTTTATTGACCTTGAATTGAACGGTTTTTCCCTCAATATCTTTATTAGCATTTAATGCTGATTCTGCTGTTGAAGCAGTATAATCAGGCTTTTTGTTTCCACAACCAGCCAGTGTGAAAATTATAGCTATAATGGCTACAAAACCAATACTCATCTTTTTCATAACAAATTCTCCAGTCTTTACATGGTTTATTACGGTTAGAATCAAGCCAATATTTTAATTTACAGAATATGTTTTTGTCCCAATAGTTTGGAAATTGGCGTTATTGAATTTGACCGTTACATCATTTTTGTTCTCTAACTTGAACATAACCGCCGCCTGCGTTGTTTTTCCTGGCAACAATTTATCATTTAGGCCATCTTCGTATTTTTGTATTGGATTATTACCGTTATCGTCATATTTGGGTGTGCCGGGCAAGAGTTGTTTGTTTGCTGTATCTGTTTTTTGATAAGCATTTACTACAGTATAGATATTTGAAGGATCCTGTTCCTTTTTAGAGTTGTTAGTAACGTCACAATAGAGAACTAAAATTTTAGTTCCGTCTTCGCTGCCATCACGGATTTCCGATTTCGTAAATTTATAAGTTTCAATTCCGGCTGAGAAAACATTATCTTTAAACGTCCATTTGTCATTTGACGGATCAGTCGATTTTGTTGATGAAACTTTTTCCGCCTTGGAGCTATTAACGGAATTAGTTTTAGAACTATTATTATTTCCACATGCGGTGAGCGACAATGCGGTTATTCCAGCTAGTAATAAAACACTGTATTTTTTCATTAATGTTTCCTCCAATATAATTTATTCCCCAATTCCAATTTCAATAACATTATTGCTTTGCTTCTGTGCTAATAGCCAAACTCTCTCGATACTCTTCGGCCTCAGGAGCTTCTTTGAAATCCACAGTCAAATTGCTGTATTTTTTTAATTCATCTTCAATTTCGTTTATAGAAATGTGAAAATACTCTTTACGGTTGTTCACCATATTGACACGCTTTTGTGAAAAACGCTGGTGTAGTTCAGATTCTAATTGGTATGCGTTTTCGCTAAATATTAATGCATGTACGTCAAATTTAAATGGAACCGAAGCACTTCCGAGCTCGTTGATACGATCCATTGGATCTAAGCGGCGGGTTACACCAATTTTGAAGACATTTTTACCAAACGACCCAACATTAGAGATGATATAAACATATCCGGCGGTTGCGTTTTCTTCTCGATAATCCACCGCTGCCTTTTTATCTTCATATTGTGTTAGTTTTTGCTTTAATTTTTCAATTTCGGCTATTAATTTCTCGTTGCGAGGATCTTCAGTTTGTCTTTCTTGAAGTTCTTGAATTGCTTTTGAGTAATGATCGATCTGTTTATTAAGCATTTTTTGTTGAGCTTTAATTTCCCGTTGCAAAGCTTTTTCTTCTTTTTCCCGTGCTCGCTGTTCACGAAGCTTATCTTTTTCTTCTTGAACTTTTTGTCGGTACTCAAAAGCTAGATGAAGTTCTTTCAATTTGAGCTGTAAGTAATTGTTGACCATGCTGATTTCAACAACTTCATACATTTTATTGTGTTGATTGAATGAGCGAATGATCCTTGTTTTGATGCGATCAAAATTTGAATATGATACTTTGTTGATAGCATCTGTACATTCGTTATTAAAGCTACGAAGGATGGCCTTTATATTATTACGATTCATCTTTCTTCCTTGTGCTATGCTTCCGTTGACTTGCCAATGATTGTTAAAAATACAAGCAGCTTTATTTTTGATTAGATTTTTTTGTTGATCACGGATTTCTTGCAATCTGTCCTTGTAGCCTAAGGAATCAGAAAAGCCATATTGCGGTTGATACAGACCATATGAACTCATTTCTAAATCAGGAGAAAGGTCACTAATGTCGGCTTTTATTTCGTTAAGCATGTCAGACTGTTTCTCAATTTCAGATAGTGCATTGATACGCTTTTTGTCAGCGAAATCAATCTGTTTGTCTAATTCATCAAGTGTTTTGTGTTTAGAATTAATGAGTTGGTCAAGTTGTTCAGGCTTCATTTGCTGTAATGATAGCTTGATGTTGTTCTGTTTTTTCAGCTTATCAATGGTTTCCTCTAATTGAACAATTTCCACTTTTGATTTTTGAATAGTATTTTTAAATTCGCTTATTCTGAATAAGTCACCTAGTGACATGAAAATTCCTCCAAATTAATTGATATTAATCTCCGTCGAATGGTACCCCGTATTGATAGGACAGTTCTCTGTATGAATAGGGAATATGGCCATTTTCCTCAATAAAAAGCATTCCCATCAATCCAACTGAAAATTCATCAGCTTCACGTTCAAACTTAGAATGTCCATGTTTAACGGAAGTGTAGTACCCAATCAGCCCCTCATGGAATATAACGTGTCCTAGTTCGTGACCGAGTATGAAATACTGTGTAGGAGTGTGTTTAATAGAATTATTGAGTAGTATGATAGGCTCTTGGTTGTCATAAGCATTTTTACCCAGAGGCATTGCCCCAAAATCACACCATTCCACTTGTATGTTAAGCTTTTCCGCAATTAAAAACGGGTCCGCTGTGTGATAACGATTGACAATAGTTTTAACGATATCTTTTACTCTATCCATAAGTACAACTCCTAATCATGCTTGTGGCGTTTCCAGAATATTGTTGCCATTGCCACACGCACTTGTTGTTTTTCTTCTTCAGTAAGATCTTCACCCCCATAGGTCATCGAACCCTCATTTGCTTCAAGAAAATCCTTCAGGTCAATGGTATCTTTCTTGGTTGCCCATTTTGGCGTGCCATTTTTTCCAAGCAAGTAGTCAGTTGTCACGGAAAAACGATCTGCAATTTTAGAAAGTGTTTCAAGATCGGGCTGTCGTTTTCCTTGTTCATAGGAAGCCAGTGTTGTTTTGGCCATGCCTAATTGCATTGCTAATCTCTCTTGCGTTAGACCAGCTTCTCTTTTTCGTAATTCTTTAAGGCGTTCAGCAAACATTGATAGGCCTCCTTCAATTAATTATAAGATTACTACGCATAATGCGTATTTTGTACAGAAATATAAAAAATACTCGTTTAGAGTATTTTTTTGTTGATTAAGTACGCGAATTGTATTATATTAATAAGCATCAAAGGTACGCGAAACGTATTACTTAGTTAGGAGGTGTTAACATGCGTCATTGGTTAAAAGAGTGGAGAGACATCAACGGACTAACGCAAAAAAAGGCTGCTGAATTTCTCGATATGCCAGAGACAACTTTAGCGTCTTACGAACAAGGGCATAGAACACCAAGTGTTGGTAGAGCTAAGAAAATGGCTGTAAGAATGAACGATATATCGAAAAAAAAACGTGTTAAATGGACTTATTTTTTTGAAGATAAAGTACACAATACGAGTAAATAAGGAGATGACAAAATGAAGCCAATGAAAAGTAAAAGAGCCGCTATCGCAAATAGCAACTCTTCGGATTAAACGTTAATGACTGACAATCTTTACCACTTTGGAGCTGGCAAACACGGTGCCAGGGTCATCATCAGTGAAAAAGAAAGTGTAGTTGTTTAGAAGTTTGGTGATACTTGGCACTAATCCTAGCTTAATATGTTCGTTCAGTTCAAACGGACCATTAATTTCGTCTTTGTTAGGAAAATCGTACGTTATCTTTTCCCAGTTCTTTTTAGAAAATTTTTTAGGACGATCATTAATTGGCGCAGTGCGAATACCCCAAACAAAGTCATGTACGTTTAGCGTTAGTGTTTCACCATCTAAAAAATGAATCGTAGCTGTTAACATTTTTTAACCACCTTTTTAAGTGAGAAGTCTATGGAAATTATTTTTCCACCTCGTTGTAAGGCGGGAAGTCGAAGAAGTCGTGAACGCTGATACCGAGGGTGCCACATACCTTACGGATTGTAGTAATTGTTGGACGCTTACTTCTCCCTTCAAACATCGCGTTTACAGTCGACTGGTTCAGCCCAGCTAATGTTGCAACACGATTAATAGTTAAGTTCTGTTGAGTTATTAATTCCATTAAATGTTCGGAAACAAATTCTCCATCGGTTTTCATGTTATGAGCTCCTAACGATATATTGTTAAGTTCATTCTAAAGTAAATAACAAAAATATTTACCAATATATTGTTGACATGTAACGATATATTAGTTATTATATGGCCGAGTTACCAATATATTAGTGGCTGGAAAGGAGATACCAAATGACTTACACATTAAGGATTCGAGAATTGCGGCAGAAACTGGGACTCAGCCAATCAGCACTAGCTGATAAAAGTGGAGTACCGCAAACGACGATCAGCGCAATTGAGTCAGGTACTAATTTGACATACGAGACGGCGAAAAAGCTTGCCCGTGCATTGGGAGTTTCCACAGATGAATTATCAGTGGAGGTGACCGAGTAATGGAAGTTATGCAAGAGAAGTTGCACGAAATGGTCCAAAGGTTCCATTTAGGTGTGTCTAATGTTTATCAAACTAACGAAAGCAAAATTGATGGAGTACGTCGAGTATTCGAGTCGTTAAAAGCCAATATTTAATTTTCAAAGAACGGAGGAGACAACATGCAAGCAATTAAAAATCACAAACGTGAACTTGTCGATTCAATCATCGAACTGCTCCCGGCAGTGTCACCGAGTCTAATCAATGCTAAGACATTCTGGATGTCGGAAGGCGAGCTTCAAGAACTGATAGGCATGATTCACGACGGGGACCGGAACGAATTTTACGAGATGATTAACTCTTAATTATATTATCCGGCGTTTTTAATTCAGGTTAAACCCATAAAACTGAAAGGTGGTGATGGAATGTCAACACAGTCTAGCTCAGTATTTGCAGGTAGCACGTTGACTGATGTAATGAATCATAACAGCGTAGCGCCTATTGAACTGAGCGGCAAGGTAGGCTACTCAGTAACGCTTATTTACAAACAAAGGCATGATCAGGCACGTATTCGAATAGAATCAGTACCAGCATTTCTAGCAGCATTACCTAATCAAAATCAATTCTTTGCAATTGAATTGGCACATCGATTTGTCGGCGTTACGACGCCAGTGATTGATGGCGACCGAATTATGAAGGAACCATTAGCAATGGCTGTTAAAACTATGCCGGAATTAAGCCAAGCACTAGCGGCTATTCAGGATTCACTTGATGAACTAACGATACCCAAAGAGGATTTGAAGCCAAATGACTTTGATGATCCAAAAAAATTAGTCGCTGAGTGTTTTGATGCAGTGCTTTACTTGTTAAACCTAATCGCATACGTGTGTCGTGGCTTTGATTTGTCTATGCAAGATCAGCTTAAACAGCGAATGAAAAAATGGTTTAAAGATGGAGTCGTTAAACATAGGAAGGAGTGATAGAGATGATGATCTCAATGCAAAACGACGCTGAGTTTATCGATGCTGTAGCTGTTGCGGTAGCCGATAGAATCATGCCACAACTGGAAGTGCTGGTAAAGGAGTATTACACACCGGATCAGGGATTAAACCAACAGCAAGCCGCCAGTATGCTTGGATGCAGTGTGGATACATTAAAAGATTTTTATTACTATCAGCCTGGATTCCCACATTTCAAGAAGGGTACAAAAGATTCATTTTCACAAAAAGCTTTAGAAAAGTGGATGGCCGACAATCAAATACGAGCGTAAGGAGGAAATAGCAATGATTGAAGGAGCATTAGTAGGCTGCGCGTTAACGGCATTGTGGTTCAAGCGTCATGAAGTTGCTAGTTGGTTTGGAATTTAAGGAGATGAAGACGATGAAATTTACATTCCGGATTGGAAACGTGCTTTACAAGCAAATCACAATTGAAGAATTGAATAATGTTTTTGGCACATTTAAGGAGGTCGAACGAATTGGAAGTACGCAAAGTATCGCTAAAGCCTAAATTTGAGTACGAAAAAAGCTGCTCGAGTATTGGTAGTACCCGTGCAGCTAAGACGCTTAATAATTTTATTTTCGAATTCTATTGTACTCCGAAACAGTCACTAAGACAACGTTTAGTACGGAGGTGGGTGAAATGATACCAGCACAGGCAGGTTTAAACGAGCATTGGCAGCAACGTAACGACTCACGTGACTGGGTACTTGACGCAGATAACTATTGCTACGATGGTGACGAGTTCGACAAAGCACAGTTGTTTCAAGATTACATTGATAACAATGACTTTGAGCAGTGGGCGACTGATATGCAGGCCGATATGTTAAGTGCCATTTGTATCGTCACTTTCGGTTCGACTGACGTAAGTGTGTTGTATCCAGATCAAGGTGAGGAACCTAATTGGCAATGGTTGATTGATGTGTTTGGTCAGTCCCGTCTATGGGACGAGCTACTGGTACACATCGACACGGACACGATGATGACACGTCTGGGCTATCACTGGGTATCAGAGGGGGAAGAAGCATGAGTAATGAGCTAGTTACGATGGTTAATAACAATATTGAGGATATGAAGAATAATGAAGGCTTGTCATTACCACCTGATTATTCAGTAGGGAATGCATTAAACAGTGCTTACTTGATTTTGAGTGATACGTCTAAGGGCCAACCATTACTTGATAAGTGTGACCAAGGATCAGTTATCAAGGCGTTAATGAACATGGCAATTCAAGGATTGAGCCCAGCTAAAAACCAATGCTATTTCATTCCTTATGGTAACCAGTTAGTCATGCAGCGTTCCTATTTTGGCTCAATTAGCGTTGTAAAGCGTCTTTCAAACGTTAAGGATATTCAGGCACAGGTTGTCCACAAAGACGACACGTTCAAGATTGGTGGTAAAGATGGAGTGTTGGTGGTTAAAGAGTTCGAGCCAAGCTTTGAGAACCTAGATAAGCCAATTATCGGGGCCTTTGCATGGATCGAAGACATCAACGGGAACCGGACATACACGGTTATGACAAAAAAGGACATCGACATCAGTTGGAGCCACGCTAAGACGAAGAAGGTTCAAAACGAGTTCCCAGAAGAGATGGCTAAACGGACTGTAATTAATCGAGCTGCTAAGTTCTATATTAATTCAAGCTCAGACAACGATTTATTTGTAAAAGCAGTTAACGAAACCACTAGCAACGAATATGAGAATGACGAAAGAAAAGACGTAACACCGGCTAAGCGGTCACTAGTAGCTGACGTAGCAGAGAATAAAGCCGAGAAGGTAGAATCTGCCGAACCAGCTAAAGAACCCGTTAGAACGGCTGTAAAGGAGGCATCAAGCAATGATCAAGAACCTGTCAAAGGCGAAGTCGACCAGCAAAACCTCTTCGACAACCTCGGAGACCTTGACGCCAGCTAACTATTACGATCGCTGGACAGATCAATCATTTATGTCAGCAACATGGTTCAAGAAGTTTTTAGCCTGTGAAGCAGAAGCGTTAGCCGAGCTTACTGGTAAATGGCAACCTGTTCGTGACGCTAAGGCCTTAGTAGTTGGCAATTGGCTTCATAGTTATTTTGAAAGCAAGCAAGCACACGAAAAGTTTAAAGATGAGCATCCAGAATCAATTTCAAAACGCGGCCCTACTAAAGGGCAACTAAAGAGTGATTTTAAGGTCGCTAATGCTATGATTCAGTCGCTTACTAATGATCATGACTTCAATTTACTATATCAAGGCGATAAGGAAGTAATTGTTACTGGTGAAATCGGTGGTTATCCCTGGAAGGGCAAGATTGATTGCCTCAACTTGAAACAAGGCTACTTCGTTGATCTAAAGACGACCGCTGACATATACAAGGTGTATTGGAATCCAGAAACTCGTGAGAAAGAATCGTTTGTATATGCGTATAACTACCCACTTCAGATGGCAGTCTATCAAGAGTTGATTAAGCAGCAATTTGGTGTGACGTGTAAGCCGTACATCGTGGCAGTAAGCAAACAGGATCCACCAGACAAGCAGGCTATTGATTTACCGGAGTACCGACTTACTAATGCTATGAACCAGGTATTGGAATCTCAACAGCATCTTCAAGATATCATTAAAGGCGAAGCAGATCCTATCCAATGCGGACATTGTGCTTATTGTCGTAGTACCAAAAAGTTAGAGAGCGTCGTTAGTGCAGACGACTTACTCATAGATTGACTAAACAGAATTGGCTTGAACAGCAGTGACTGAATCCACCGAACGGGTGAGAGGCCCATCAATAAGGACAGGAGGTGCGAGATGGCCCGTCCAATTAAGAAAGGAATTGACTATTTCAACTTAGATGTAGATTTTTTGCGTGACATTAAGGTTCGTAAAATCATGCGTGCTTGTGGAAACCAATCGATTGCTGTACTAATCTGCCTGCTCTGTAATATTTATCAAGATGAAGGGTATTACATGACGTGGGATGCTGATATGCGGTTCTTGGTGGCTGATGATATTGGTGCCAAGGAAAGCGCAGTACAGGACGTGGTTTTGAAAGCAAGTGAGGTAGGGTTTTTCGACGCTGAGATGTTCAAGCAGGAAAAAATCTTAACGTCTAAGCGAATTCAAGAGAACTATAAATTGGCTTCTCGACAGAAGAAAGATAGCTTGATTCTTAATCAGTATCGTTTACCACGGGTTTCCAATGCTGATAACTGGGTTTCCAACGCCGGAAACGGAGTAAACAGCGCTGACAATCCACATAGTATATCAGAACAAAGTAAATCAAATAATAATAAAAAAAATAAAACCAAACCGCGTGATCCTCGTGACCGCATCCAGCAAGAGTTTACCGAACAGGTTTGGTCAATCTATCCAAAAAAGCGTGACTTTCAAAAGGCTTATAACGCGTATTATGCGGCCAAAGTTGAGGGGGTTAGCTTAGAGACCATTGTTGCCAAGATTAACGAGTATAAGGCTTACTTAAAGCTACATGGCACGGGTGAGTACTATACCAAAAGTTTAGATAATTGGCTCGGTGGCCGTGGCTGGATGGACGAGTACGATATGATGCCGCCTACGCAACCAGCAGCGGATGGTAGCAACCAGACATCGAAGGAGGCGCAAACCTATGTCAGAAACGACTTCTAAGAGTGCGCGAGGAATTAGCTTTCCTGAGCTACAACGGTTAAAGACTAGTGACCAAGTTTGCCCACGGCATGGAGTGAATATGGTTTACATGCAGGGACACCAGCCATTCTGCATGGTTTGTACCAAAGAAAAAATTGAACAGCAAAACCACAAGATTATTGATCATGCTAATGATTACTGGCATAAGCGCCGAACCTCTGACGTGCTAGCTATGGACTCGATATTCGATGATCCGACCCTGATGGATGCCAACTTTGATAATTTCCGCCCGAACAGTTCGGAGTCAGCGAATAACCTAAAGCTGGCACGGAAGATTGCTGGCGAGTATTTAAACCCGAAAACTACGTACAACACGATATTGACGGGTCTGCCGGGGCGCGGTAAGTCACATTTGGCCTTATCCATTGCTAAAGCGGTAAATGATCACGCAGATAAATCTATGGCGTGTTTGTTCGTTAGCGTGAATGAACTATTCCGGCTGATTAAAGGCAGCTTCGGCCATCCTGACAGCCGATATAACGAGCAGAACATGGTTCAGCTACTAAGTGATGCAGACTTGCTTGTACTTGACGACTTAGGCTCAGAAGCGACGTTCCAAAGCCATCAAAGCAAGAACCGAAAGGAAGCTAGCGATTACGTGCAAAATGTGTTGTTTGGTATCGTGAATAATCGCCAGCGAACCATTATCACGACCAACTTAGGTAGTGCCGACTTGGCTAGCGTTTATAATCCAAAAATCATTTCGCGTCTATATCGTGGCATCAATGGGCACGTCATCAGCTTTACGGCGGCGACCCCAGACAAACGGGAGGTATCGTTCTAATGTGTGAGTGCAACGGAACAAAGATTGTACATGTTGAAATTATGAAAGGTGTATGGGTAGTACAGCCGTGCCCTAACTGCACGAATGAGATACACGCTCATTACGAACAAGAGCTTGAAAGGAAGTTAGCCTATGACAAGTAAAAGAGGTGAGCGCATGACTGAAACACAGGTGCTAGTAATTAACGCTGATCTACCCGATATCGATCACCCACTAGCAATCGGGCCCGAACCGGAAATGTTTAAGCTCGCGCAACATAACTACAAATCTGGTGAATGGTCCTTCCCGGTTAGACTGGTTAAGCCTGGGACTAAGGTACGCAGTGATGAAGCTTACTTAGCTAGTATGTTACCAGATCCCCAGGCTGAGGAACGTGAGCAAATTAAAGAGATTCGTCGCGCTTATCGTGATGGTAACCATACGATAAGGGCGTTGACCGATGAAACTGGCTACTTTACCCAGCGAGTGAGCTACTTGGTGCACAAGTACCGCCTACCACTGCGTAACGAGTACTGGCGGGCCGAGAAGTACGACAATCCGAATGAAGTCATCACCGGCCAAACAGTCGAGTTGCTGGGTGACAAGCTCGGTGCGCCGTCCCAATCGATTAGACAAGCAAGTTATTCAAATGGCATTGTTTGCGGCTATTACATTAGCAAGGTACCACGGGTATGAGCAAAGTTGTGATTAAGGGCGAACTACCTAGCTTAAATGAGTACATCAAGGCTGAACGGGCCAACAGATACGCCGCAGCTAAACTAAAGAAGCGGTACACGGCCTTATGTAGTGTATATGCGCGGGCTAGTCGAAATTCTGGAGTCGAATTCAGCTGGCCTTGCAAGCTTAAATTTACGTGGTACACGAAGAACAACCGGAAAGATGCGGATAATATCGCGTTTGCTAAAAAGTTTGTGCTAGACGGCTTTATGAAAGCTGGGCTTTTAGGCAACGACAATCGAAAGCACATCACAGGATTCCAGGACGAATTTGCCGTTGATAAACGAAATCCTAGAGTAGAAGTAGATGAAATCACGGAGGACGAAGATGCCTAAGCACACTAAGAAGCGCTCAACGATTAAACGGAAGCACCGGCGTATGAAGCAACACGCTGAAGCAAACAAAGCTAAAGCATTAGATAGCAAGCAATTGGCCAAGGAATATGAGCCGTACAACATTAATAAGCGGGCGTTCGGGGAGGACTGAAAATGGCTTATATATTGATGATTAATAGTGATGTGGCAGCTGTCTATTCCAATAGACAAGCCGCTAGAAAAGATGCGAAACATTTCAGAGAAAAGGGCCAGAACACGTCAATTATGACTGTTCCTTACCATAAGCAAAGTATCTTGGAATGAAACTAATTTAGGAGGATTAAAAATGAGTGATGAAATGAAAGAGCTACGTAGGCGATTAATAAATGATGCTATTAGTTGCCAAGTAGAAGGCGACACGAAAACAAAAGATGGAATTACGATTGCCTTGTTTGAGATGGAGCACTTAGATAAGCCTTACGTTGGTACTGATTATTCGCAAGGAGATGGCGACGATGATTAAGTTTAGAGCGTGGGATAATTTATTAAATAAAATGCTAGTTGTTTATAGAATTAGCTTTGACGGCCCTGTTGATGGCGTTCAAGTTCACTGCTATTTAGATGATAGAGGCGCTGAGGGGTCAACAGAATACGCCTACGATGGTGATGGGCTAATTTTAGAACAGTTTACCGGCCTGAAAGACGTGAACGGCAAGGATATCTATGTGGGTGACATTCTAGAAAATCGGAAGTATCGGTCAATTGTTAAATTTGCTAGCGGTAAATTTTTAGCTGACTTAATTGAAACTATCCAAACCTTTGACCTTATAGGTGAAACTCACGGTTCAAAGGTTATTGGCAACGTGCACGCTAACCCGGAACTATTGGAGGCGGACAAATGAAGTTTTATCGCAAACAGCCAATTGAGGCCGAACAATTCGATGGTAGCGAAGAAATGATTGATAAGTATCATGTAAGATGTGACACAGAATATATGCTTTCTGATGACCCGCTTGAGTATAGTACGGTTCCATATCAGATGGAAACATTGGAAGGATTTTTAAATATCAATGCCGGTGATTGGATTGCGACTGGTATTGACGGTGAACACTGGGCAATTTCGGACGAAGTGTTTAAGAAGACATATGCCGAACTGCCAGTGATTCCTAAAAACGTTGCTAAGCACATTGTAACCGAACACGGGCTTAGTGACTTAATTCCTATTTGGGGCGGAATTTACAGAGCTATGATCCAAACAGTTGTTTATGGATATCAGAAAGGCGATATTGGCGACTGGATTGTCAATCATAGTGATGTTTTTGCCCGTGCGTGGCTAGACGGATATGTGGTGGAGGAAGAAAAATGACTGACACCGAATACGCAAAAGCAATTCAAACGAAAGCCACAGTTGCCAACCTGGAAATGAACGCGGCGCTGACAACTGAGCAACAGGCACAAATTGGTCAGGACTTTATTGCTGAAATTATGGAGTTGAGTGATCACGAGAGTAAACAAAAAGCCGCCTACTAGGGCGACTAGTCACAGGACCACTCGAATGACCGTTGTCAGTATAACATATAAAAAACGCCGCCATCGCTGACCGCGCTACGATTGATACCTAGCACATTAATTATAGCATAAAAGGTTGACTGGAGGGGCGTCCAAGATGATGAATGAAATACTCGATACCTTGTTGAAAGATATTGATTACAAAGCAACTGCTGATAATGTTGATGACTTTTTTAGAAAACGCGTCCCCATGCTTCAGCGATTATCAAATGACAATGATTTGCTACATATTCCGTCACAGAATTTAGATGGTATGCCAGCCTTTCATGATAATCGTAACCGTGCTGGAAATCGTATTGATCGAGTACTTGAAGCTGATCATATTTGTCGGGAAGTAGCTGATACGATTAGACGGTGTAGCAAGATGACGCAGGATATCTTAATTAATCGATATGTACGGAATAAACTTGATCGGCATGTTGCTGGTGTAATTGGTTATCAGGACACACAATACACTAAATATAAACGCAGGGCATTGAATGAATTCGCTGATCGTTTTGAATTGTCCCTCTGTTGGCAAGATTTACACATTTATAAAAAAGTGTGATTCGAGTGCGATTTAAGCGGGAAAATAGTGTGATAAGACCGTTATTCAAAACCGAAAATCGGGTGTAAATTAGTAGCATAAGGTAATTAAAAAAAGAGCGATAATATGTATATTTCGTTACGTTTATGGATACATGACTGGTACTTAATCCATATTAAAAAGCCACACTGTACACTATGTGGGCAGGTGGCAACTTTGCAAAACGATGATGGTTCATGAATTTGTGATGAATGTGCACAAGTTATGAATGATCTGGGAATTGAACATGATAAATAGGATATTAGACCATTTCCCAAATGTCGGCTAATTGCGCGGCATCTGCTTGCAATTCAAGCAATTTATTTGCGTTAATAGGCTTGTCATCAAAAAGAAGTTTCCCATTTTGAAGATTGAGGACGGCTGCGTTTGCACCAGCTAAATCTGTTTGAGAAGTTGCAGTTCTCATGAGAGCTAACGTGGGACGCATTTTAGTTAAAGTGATTTTATCCTTAGGATTCTGTTTTCGATAAAAATTCTTAACAAAATAACGCTCGCCATTACAAATCATCCCAAATTCTGGAGAAGCACTTATATTGATCCTGTTGTCATAACTCCAAGAAGCATTTCCTACTTCAAAAAATTGAACATCATGTTTTTTCATGAAGTTGACAAATTTAGTTGCATCTTTTATGAAGTTGGCCCTGCGGTCTTCCTTAGAGTTTTGTGCAGCGTCTAGTATAGAATCAGGTGTGTCTTTGCCTTGTGTGTACCGACGTATAGCAGTACGTAATGGAAAGTAGTAATCCTGTCCAATTGAATACTCATCATTCTTCATGTGACGAACTGCATTGATTTTTGCACCGGTATGAACTTGAACTGAAAAGTTAAGAAATTGACTCAGTGAAATCTTGTTTGACATGTTAATTCACCTCCGTTCAAATACAATATGTTTTTATGAATGTTAGGTAAAAGGCGTATTTTTATCTAACTTCTTACGTGGCGTTACAGTCTTCTCGGCGATGGTTTAAGAGCCAATTGCTGTGAAGTGGTGTAACCATGGGTTCGAGTCCCACACGCCACATAGCCACCAGGACATAAGGAGGAAGCTCCTCTCTTGGCTACCGGCGATAAAACATATTCAAACAAGAGTAATTATATTTTCTTGTTTACTTGTAAGTTCACTGCATAACTTTATATTATAGTTAAGGAGCATAAAGCTTTTTTGAATCTTAATAGATATGGAGAAAATGAATTTTGAAACAAATAAATGAAATAACAGTTTATCATGGTACGACTAAAGCAGCAGGTGAGGAAATTTTAAAAGAAGGAAAAATTATAGGTTCTAATATTAAGCAAGTGAGAGTCACCAATACAGAAGAAGGTTATGTATTTTTATCAGATTCATTGGCGATTGCACTATATTATGGTTCACTTAAGCAGTGTAATAATAATAGAGCTCTTCCAATTCCGTTTTATGTTTTTAAACTTAAAGTGAATGAGGATATACTGGATACTGATTATTTCGAAATGAATAAGATTGAACGTAAGAAGCTGCAAATGAGGTGTTACAAAGTTAAAGGTGACGTATCCTTGATTGATCATGAATGTAAGTATGCAAAAATAGATAGTGTTGGTATTGCAGACAGAATGTATACTAATGTTAATACTCTTAGTCAGATCTCTAGTGCGTATGAAACTGGATCAGAGCGTATATTAAATAATGAAATGAAAATTTTTGTGGATGGTGGTTATGTTACTTGGAAAGATTACTAAATTAAATAAATATTATCGTTTGATTTTAAATTGCTCTCGCTTTTTAGCGGGAGTTTTTGTATAGTTGAGACAGAGGTGTTATCAATGGAAAACATTAGAATTGCAAAAGATGTAACTTGGAAAGAAGTAAATGATCACGTAGATGCTATCTCAAAGAAAGCAAATGAAATAGTAAAAATGAGTAATAAACGTGAAGCTTTGACCGAATTAAGGACTCTACGTGATTTTGTAAGAAAAGATAGTCATGATTTACAATTAGTTAGAAATCATGATATTGTGTCAAAAACACCAGCATTGTGGGCCTATAGCTTTTATTCTAGTCATTTGCATTTTATTGAATTTAATCAAAAAAATATATCTTGGAATGCCGATGAATTTGATCAAGCCAAAATAGGCTATGAAATGGCGAAACCAGAAGGTGCGGATTAATATTTTGTAAGCCTAGTGAAATACTAGACTTTTTTAGTACATATAATTTGGAGGCACTGTCATGGCAGTAATGATTCATAGTAAGTACGGGTATGAGCCGCCAGAGTGGGTGCGGGCTGACTCCCAGCTAGATAAGTGGTACAAGAATAGAAAGCGTCGTGCTAAACAGCATGGCGCTTTTAGTTTGGATAAAAATAAAAAGGCCGCTGTTTTCCGCCAGCGGTCTAAAGGTTACTAACTAGATAACCCCTTGAATAACTAAAAGATAGAATGACTTATCCTAGATGTCAAGCTTTTTTATAAATAAATTTGTTTTTTGACTAATTACAATTAACGGAGGTGTGGTGGTATGTAATGACACGAAAGTTAACGCCCAAACAGCGTAAATTTGCTAATGAATTCATTAAAACTAACAACGCCTATCAATCGGCTATAAACGCAGGCTACGCAAAGGGCACAGCTCGGAACGCAACTAAACAATTACTGGAAAATACTGGAATTCATGAATATATCATTAAAAAGACTGGCAACGTTGAAAAACGTGAGTCTGAGGAAGCTGACGAAGTGCTAAAAAACATCTATCGTATCAGTGCTGGCAAAGAGATTGAACGTCATTATGTAAAGATTGATAATCTTGCTAAAGAAGTAGCGGGCGGTGATGATTCGATTGAAGCGCGTATGGAGTACATGACGGATGAGACCACTATAACGCCAGCTTCTACCAAGGAGCAGGTGGCCGCTGCTGAACTATGGTTTAAGTTAAGTGGCCGACTAAAAAATGATAGCAAAGATGTTGAAGATCAAAAGATTCGCAAGCTTAAAGCTGATGCAGATATTGCGGAGGCTAAGGCCAAACAGATAAGTAACACTGATGAAACTGTTCGGATTGTATTTAACGATAATTTGACACCAGATAGGGAGGATATACAAGGCAATGAAAATCAAAGTTAACTTAGCTAAGACGATTGGTCATGGTTATACCGATTTCTGGCGTGATCATCACTTTTACCGAGTGATTAAAGGCAGTCGTGGATCAAAGAAGTCGGTAACCACCGCTCACAATTTAATCTACCGGTTAGTTAAGTATCATTGGTCAAATATCTTGGTTGTAAGGCGTAATGCCAACACTAACAAGACCAGCACCTTCGTGGAATGCAAGAAGGCTATTAATGACTTTCACTTAGAGCGTTACTTTAAGTATAACGAGTCATTGCCAGAAATCACTTACTTGCCAACTGGTCAGAAAATCGTCTTTCGTGGACTTGATGATCCATTAAAACTAACTTCAGTTAATGTCCCTACTGGTGAATTGTGTTGGTTGTGGGTAGAAGAAGCCTATGAAATTGAATCATTTAGCAAGTTACAAACGGTGATTGAATCGTTACGTGGGAATGATCCACAAGTCTTTTATCAAGTAACGCTCACGTTTAATCCTTGGAATGAGCACCACTGGCTAAAGCGTGAGTTTTTTGACCAACCACGTGATGATACATTTGTTCGTACCACTACAGTTAGATGCAATGAGTTCGTTTCTGACGAATATAAACAGCGGCTCTATAGCTTATATCAAACTAATCCTAGACGTGCTAAAACAGTTGTTGATGGCGAATGGGGTGTAGCTGAAGGACTGGTATTTGAAGATAACATTGAACAAATTGAGTTTAACGCTATGGACAAAATACAAGAATGTGGGCAAACAGGATTTGGCCTGGACTATGGCTTCAGCAATGATCCTAACGCTTTTGTGGCCGTTGCTGTTGATGTACGCAATAAGCAATTATGGGTTTACGACGAGATGTATACCTACCATCAAACGACACCACATATTGCGGAATGGTTGAAAGTCAATGGCTATGAGCGAGCTAGGATATACGCAGATAGTGCTAATTCCGAGCGAACCGCTCAGTTAAATGATTTAGGAATTACCAATGCGGATAGCGTCGTGAAAACGCCAGTTGAGGCTGGCATTGATCAATTGTGGCAATATCAAATTCATGTTCACCCTAAATGTAAAAACCTGTGGCGTGAGTTGAATAGTTATGTTTTCGACAGTGATCGGATGGGCAATACATTAAGTAAGCCTAAAGACCAAGATAACCACGCAATTGACGCATTACGTTATGCAGTTCGCCAATATATGGGAGATTATGATGGCTCGTTAGGTGTTAAATGGGACGAACAATACGCGATTGGCCGCCAGATGGGAGTGAGTGATTATTAATAGTATTTATGGAAAGCGACGCTTTGATCGTGAAGCCAATCGGGATTACACGATGCCAGTTGGCACATACACAGCAGTTGCAGAACAGCCATTAGAGCTAATGAAGATTGTCTCTCAGTTTATTAACCATCATCAGAATCATCAAGTCTCAAGACTGCAAACATTATATGATTACTACCAAGCTAACAATGCGATTAAAAAGCAAGTGGATAGTAACAATCCCTACCATGCTAACAATCGAGTAGCGGCAGCGTTCGCTCGTTATATGACAAGTATTCGAGTTGGATATTTGATAGGTAATCCTATTCAATTAAAGCTGCAAGATGACACAGAGGTAGATGATAGTCAGGCAGAAAAGTTTCAAGATGTCTTGAATGACTTTACTAGTCATTCAAACGCAGACTATGTCAACCAGCAGCTAGCTAAAGACTTATCAATCACTGGTCGAGCTTATGATCTCGTGTATGTTAAAAACGGAGTGACTGATCTGGGACTAGTTCGAGTTGATCCCGAACAAGCATTTGTGATCTATGATGATACTGTCGATCACAAGCCACTAGTTGGTGTCCGTTATTATCAGACTGGTATCTTAGATAATCAATTGGTCGAACACTATGAGGTCTATACTGATAGTCAGCTTTTTACCTTCCATAGTGAGGGCGGCTTACCTCAAACTAATTCACCCGTTGCCAATGCAGTCTTGGATGATACATTGCCACACTTCTTTGATACTGTCCCCTTAACCGAGTATCGCAACAATGACGAACGACTAGGTGATTGGGAACCTGAACTAGACCAACTAGATGCACTGGACAAAAGTGTATCGATGATGGCTGACTTTCAGGAAGATTTCAATAATGCCAATATTGTCTTAACTGGTAAGTTCTCTAATATGACAGAACCTAAGTATTTGCTGGACGAGAATGGTAATAAAAAAATTGGCCAAGATGGCCAGCCAATTATCATTGAACCAGCTCATCCAAATGTTGATCCTAAAAATCATATGTGGTATTTGGAGCCATTCGCGGCAAGTGGCGGCGTTGGTTCCACTGCCAAGCATATTATTCAACCTGACGCTAAGTATCTAACTAAGCAGTATGATGCAGCTGGCTGGTCAACGTATACGAACTTTCTTATCAACGAAATTCACAAGTATACAAACACACCTAATGTTAATGATCCAAATTTTGCTTCTAACGCATCTGGTGTGGCTATGTCGTATAAACTATGGGGCAGTGATCAAGAACGCAAGCTACAGGAAACGTTGTTTAAACGTGGCTTACATGCTCGCCTCAATGCTTGTGTTAACTACTGGCAAACACTCAACCAAATTAGTGCTGACAACTGGAATACGATGATTAAAGCAAACTTCATGCCAAATCTGCCTAAGAACGACGACGCTACTGCCCAACTAATTACATTGCTAAATGGTACTGGCAAATTCAGCGATGAAACTATTCGTGATATGGCTGAACCAATTACTGGAATCAATGCTGATACTGAAGCAGAGCGCATTAAAGAAGATGCCCAAGCTGCTCAGGAAGGCGATAGTAACTATGCACAAGGTGACGGTGGGCTGGGCAAAATATTTGCTACTGGCGAAAAAACTCCAGTACCTAATCAGAACAGTAAGGGGGCTGACAATTAGTGGATATCAATAAGCTAGCTCATGCTTTAGCAAAAATACTAGATGTTAAAGACCCAGTATTTCAGCAACTATTTGCGTTGATTGAAAGTTCCCATCACTCTCAGGTCAAGAATTTAACTTACTTTCTGCGTGAGAATGTGGACTGGAATGCTAACGCCAGTGAGGCCGATATTAAAGATTTGACCGACGCGGTCCTTGATTTAAAACAGAACGCTAATCGCGAGGAAGAACAAGTCTTAGCCACGTTATTAAATAATCTACCTTACAAAACTAATCTAGATGTAGCCCAGGCCCAAGCACGCGTGAACATCGCTAACATGGGACTAAAGGTTAACAAACTGGTCCAATCTAAGCAGGTAGATATCGTTCAACAGGTAACTAAGTTAACTGGTAGTGGACTAGGTGGGTACAATACACAGCTTCGACGGCGTGCATTGTATCGTGTGACCGCTCAAAATGAGCCTGAGAATACCTCACTAGACTTAATCTTCAAACATGCCAATAAGTTAGCAATTGACTTAGATAACATTATCAAGTTCCAAATGCAAAATCATGTCAACCCTAATTCCATTAGCAAAATTGTTGCAAAAGAACTAGGTGTTGCTGGCAAGCCTAATCCTAATGAAGATTTATGGGAAACAGCAATGCAAAAACGCTACATGTCAACCAAGGCTGACATGGAACGTATATTAGTGACTGAGAGCAAAGCAACTCAGACGCGGGAGTGTGCTAAGCAATACAGCAATTTAGGCTTTACCAAGCTAAAGATTGTCACCCGTGATAATCCTCATGTTTGCAAATACTGCGAGGGTCATGATGGAACAATTGTTGAGATCAAAGATGCTGTAGTGGGAATGAACGTTCCCCCGCTGCATCCACGTTGCCATTGCAATGTAATTCCAGTACAAATGGACTACAAAGATGTCCTAAGTGAACTTAACTAATAACTGATTGCCCTAGACATGGCATTAAAAGGTCTATTTTTTATGCACTTTTTAGCCGACGGGCGTTAAACGAATTGAGTCGACAGACGTTAAATGGAGGTTATCTAATGAATAAAGAACCAAATAATCCGGAAACCAATCCTGACGGTGGTAAGCCATCTGATGAACCGGTGACATTTACTGATGAACAACAAGCTAAGATTGATGAATTGATTGGTCAACAACATGCCAAGTGGTCTAAGAAACTTGATCAACAGCAAGCCGACTTTAAAAAACAATTGGCTGATGTCCAAAAGCAGGCCGAAGAACGGGCTAAAATGACTGCTGAACAAAAGGCTGAAGCTGATCGTAAACAACGCGAGGCTGATATGGCGAAACACGATCAAGAATTAGCAACTCAGATTCAGGAATACAAGACCAAGTCAATGTTACTCGACAAGGAAATTAGCCCTGACATGTTACCGCTGGTTATGGGTGCTGACGAAGAGACAACAAACGATAATCTAGGGTTATTACAGAAATACGTTGATGACCAAGTTCAAGCGGCTACTGAAAAGTTATTGACTGGTAAGCAAGCCGTCACTGCTGGTGATAACCATACTTCACCACTAGAAACAGGGACTGATAATCCATGGTCTGAAGATGGCTGGAACTTAACAAAACAAACGGAAATTTATAATACGGACAAAGAACAGGCTCAAAAATTAATTGCCAGTGCGCAACCCATTAGCCAGTCGTTCTATGTTGGAAAATAAGGAGAGATAATTTATGGTAAATGGCAATATTACCCAATTAAGTGATATGCAAATCCCTGAGAACTGGGGGGCTTATTTGGCTGAAAAATCAACACAGAACAACGCTTTTTTCACAAGTGGCGTTGTTCAAAACGTTTCACAAATCGCATCATTACTAGGTTCTGGCAAAGTGGCCAATATGCCACTGTTTAAGCCATTAGCTGACAATGATCCTCAAGTGCCCGATGACACAACAGACTTATTAGTTAACAAGATTACTACAAACCTAGCACAAGCCCGCAAATTAGGCTTTGATCAAGCTTGGAGCGCAACTGACTTGTCGGCTGAACTATCAGGAGCGGACCCCTTAAGTGCTATTGGTGATCAAGTCAGCGACTACTGGTCACACGTCTATGAGAAGCTATTATTGCAAACACTTACAGGAGTCTTTAGTTCAACCAGTATGAAAGGTGTCAATCAATTAGATACTACGACTGATAAGACTGATACCACGTTCAGCTTAAAGAACTTTAACAAGGCCCGCTTCTTGCTGGGTGACCGGTATAAAGACTTGGCAATTGTAGCGATTCATTCTGACATTCTCCGTCAATTGCAGGATGCAAACTTAGTTGACGCGAAGAATAACTCCACCTTTGTCTTAAACGGCAATGATAATGTGCCAACGGCAATTCAAGCGCCTGATGCAGGTGACAAAATCAAAGGCGTCCAAATTGTGGTTGACGATAGTTTACCGGTTGATAATGGCAAGTACACGACTTACTTGTTTGCACAAGGGGCTGTTGGTTATTCTGAGCTGCCAGTCGCTAATGGGGTTGAAACCAATCGTGATCCATTGAAAAACCACGGGGTTGACTACCTTGTTAACCGTCGTCGGTTTGTCTTTGCACCACAAGGTTTATCTTGGAATGAAAGTAACTTTGTTGCCAAAAACCCAGGCAAAACTTATCCTTCAATGACTGACTTAGCTGATGGTACTAACTGGTCAAAAGTCTACGATCACAAGTTGATCCCGATGGCTCAGTTTGTAACAAGTGCTGATGTTATTATGCCTGCGGCAACGACTACAACGCCAGCTGGTAAATAGTTAGGAGATAGCTTATGAGTGATCTAAAAGATAATGACGCTACGTTAAAGCACGTTATCACTTTGTTAGGTATTGAACCTACTGATGATGAAAAAGCTCGCCTGAAGTTGTATATTGACCATGCTGAACAAGCCATTGTTTTATATCTGGGACGCTCAGTTAGAATTTCAGAATTGCCATCAGGATTAGACTACATTGTAGAGAATTTGGCTGTAACTAAGTTCAATAAGTTCCACAATGAGGGTGAAAAGTCACACAGTGAAGAAGGGCTGTCTTTTCAGTTCAACGTTAACGATCTAGCACCTTACTATCCAGATCTCCAAGCCTGGATAGATGGCCAATCTAATACTACTCGTGGCGCTACTGCGATTGGTTGGTGATAATATGCGCTATCCGGATAAAGTTTATTTGTTAACTAAGCTTCCTGATGATGACCCTAATGGTCTTAATCATCAAGTAAGTTATCAAAGCCAAGTAGTGCCAGCTAATATGCAACAGGTCAATTTAACATTTGCCCCAAATGGCACGGTGTACAACGCAACGGTTATTCGTGTCTATGGACGCTATCAGGCTGACGCAATTGGCTTTAATGATGAATATGTTGTTGGTAATAATGCTACGACACATGAAATTCAAAAGGTCAGTCATCACGAGAAGCAAACGGCGTTCTATATTATTCGCAATGAGGTGATACTACATGACGAATAACTATGACAAGATACCTGCCGTCACATTTTCGATTGACGTTGACTATTTCAAGCAATTATTTGAGACGGCTAGAGGGCTTGCACGTAACGGGATGCCAGAGGCGCTGGAAGAAGCTAATAAGGAATACCATCGAGCCGTGGCACTCAGTAAGGTGTTTATTAAGAATGCTGGCGTACGTGAACAAGAAGCAGCGCAAGGTTTAGAACGTACTCAAGTTGGACATAGCAAGTCTGGTTACGATCCAACAGGTACTCTACAAGGATCGCTAAAGATTAAAATTAGTGATGATGGTAAGTCAGTATCTGTTATGCCAATGGCAACAGTCGCAGATCAGAAACGGGCATTGGCAGCTATTGCTGGTAGCGGTAGTAAGAAGCCAATAACTAGTCAAGACGGCGTTGATTACTATGGTGTCTATGTAGAATATGGCACTTATAAAATGGCTGCCGAACCATTTATGAAGCCTACGGGTGAAAAGATTGCTACACGGCTCGAGAATGATTTTGACCGTATCATGCGTTTGGCTGTATTGGGGAGTGAGTAAATGTCGCCTGAAGAAGATTTGCTATTAAGCGTGAAACAATGTCTGAGAGCATTGAACGTTCCAGTCTATGACTTCGGCCAGCAGCGGCCAACGCAGTTTCCACAGGTAGTTGTCAGCTTGCAGAATGAGCAAGAGCAAACTGACATTAAAGTTATGGATTACTTCTTAGGTACTGTGGCTGTCGATGTCTATACCGATGTAGCTAATGTTGGTCAAGCATACGCATTAGGTCGTCAAGTTATCAACGCGATGCAACGGTTAGAACTAACCGAATGGCCAGCTAGATATGATAGCTCGACAATGCGCAAATTAAGTGATAACAGTTTAGAAAGTCGACCGTTAACTCGGTTGGCTTATTTATTTGATATTTTCGTTTATGGAAAGTGAGGAAACACTACATGGCAGGAGTAAAGTTACAAACAAAAAATGCTGACAAAATTTTATACGGGATTAAGTTTCCTTGGGATGATAAAGCAGCACAAATTCAAATGTTGGGGTTACAAGCGACTTCTAGCACAACCAACACGCGTGCTAGTTCAGCTATTAAATTAAAGCAAGGTGTGGTCCATACATCTGGGTCACGAACTGAAACTTTTGTCGTTGATTCATACTGGATAATTGGCGATAAAATCCATGAGGGACTTAAGAAGGTGGTTGAAAAAGATGTCGCAGTGGGTATTTGGCGTATGGACTTCAACGAAGCAAAATTAGATGCTAATGGTAATGTGAAATCGGTGCCAGCTGAATTTGGTATGGCTAAGCCCAATGGTCTACCTGAAACTGAAGCGGTTAACAATTTGTTACATGCTAATATCACTTACAACATCGATGGCAATACCCAAGATGGTGTATTAGATGTGTCAGAAATTGACCCGCAATTATTAGTGGATGGATTGAAGATGTTTGATTTTGCCCACAATACGGATATTGGTACAAGCTCCAAGATTGATAATGATAATTCCATTAAACCGCAATTTGGAAAGTAACAAAGGAGATATAAACTATGGAAAATTTAATGATTGATGGCACTACTTGTACCCCTAAACTTAATTACGCTTTTGCTAACCAAGTAAAGAAAGAACTTAGTGTAGATGGTCGCGACGGATTTGATGTCCTCGTTGATGGTTTATTAGACGAAGATCCAGAGCAAATTGTAAACGCGTATTATTATGCCTTGGCCTACTTCAAGCGCTCTCAACCTAGTCGTGACAAAGTGGTGGAAGCTCTTGAAGATACCATCTTCGCTGACGATGACAAAACCAATGCTGCTTATTCGGATATCATTCAGTCTTTACATGCTGACAATTTTTTAGCTCGGAAGCTTACCAGTTTTGTCAAAGGGTACAACAAGATTCTGGATATCATGCAGAAGAAGTTGGACTCGGAAAAAGAGGGCAGCGACCAATACAACAAGGATCAATTGGGCATGGAACAACTACAAACACAACTGGACAAGCTGAACAAAGTTCTGCAACCTGGTACACCGCAATTAGTTACGCCCGAAGTGCCGGCTTAACTCCGGAACAATTAGAACAGTTAACGCCGGCTGAGTTTAAAGCTGTTTGGCATGGCTATCAGGTTAACGTGCTTAATCAGCAACGCGAGCAGATGCACGCTCGTTTAATGCCACAAGCAACTTATGGGGTTGAACTTAATCAGCCGTTGGATGAGGTAGTAGAACGTTCAGATGAGCAGATTACAAATGAAATTAACAAGCTAACTGATTTTCGAACTGTTGAGGAACGGCAACCAGATACGCCCCAAATGACTATGTATCGAAAACTAATGGAAGCCAAGGCTGACAGAGAGGAGGCCGATTAATGAGTGCAGTTGTTGAGAAGACATTTGTTTGGAAATTTATGGATCAGATTAGCCAAGGGGTTGCTAACGCTCGTCAAGCGATGGGTGAAGCCGTTCGTGCTGCTACTAGTATGGGTTCTAAGGTCAGCGAAAGCGGTGAACAATGGCGTAACTACGCTTCCAAGCAGAAGGAAGCGATGGACGAAGCCAAAGCTAACTTTAATGAGTATAAAGACCAAGTCACTAATTCAAGCAACTCAATCCGTGAAAAGATTAACGGCCTAATTGACCATCTCAAAGAGATTCCACATGATGTTATGACGACATTAAAGTCTAAAATCAACGATGAAAATATTGGCCTCTTCTCACGCAAAGTGCGGGACGTTCCTAAGGAGCGCTCCGTGTTTTTGCGTGCTAAGGATAAGTTCACCAATATGTTCAAACATCTCAGCGAGCGAATTAAGCAAATTCCCAAGGAACATTTATTGCTGCTAAAAGTAAAAGATGGCTTCAGTAAGGGGTTTCAAAAATTTAATGAAAGCGCCAAAAAGACACGTGAAAACGGCCACCGATTACGTGACATTATTGAAGGCACATTTATTGGTAATGCATTGTACGGAGCTTATGACAAAGTAAAAGATGGCATTATCGAAGCCACTAAAGCCGGCTATGATTTTGACAAAGAACAGCAGGTTATGTTACAAACATGGACAACTTTAACTGGGTCAGCTAATCAAGCCAAAGGTATGGTCAGCACAATCAATGATTTAAGCAAGAAGACTGGTCAAGCTAGTAGTCTAGTGAACGAGCTAGAACAAGGATTCTATCATTTACACTCCAGTAAGTCTGAAGCTGACGACCTGTCAAAGGCCATGCTAAATATGGGTGATGCTGTTGGGCTCACTGGTGATCAAATGAAGTCAGTAACCCAGGATATGGTGCATGGGTTAGCTACTGGTAAAGTATCTGCCGGTGAATTAAATCAGATAGGTGCTTATTTTCCAATGATTGATGAAGCACTTGCCAAGCATGAACATACAACCGTTGCAGGAATGCGTAACATGGCTCGCCAAGGAAAAATCACTGGTAAAGACCTGGAAAGTGTGTTTACTGAATTAGGGAATCATAAGTATGGTGAAGCCGCGGATAATATGCTACAAACTATGACCGGTATGCAACGGACAGTTAAAGCACAAATGCCAAAACTTCTAGGTGAAATTGAAGAACCGCTACTCAAAGCACAGAACCCAATCTTTGGCACCATTTCTAAATGGGTATCTGAAAGTCATACTGAGAATTTATTTAAAGACTTAGGTAATAAGGTAAATAAAGGATTTGCTACGGTTACTAAAGCCTTTGCTGGCGATAATTTCACTGGCAAGGGATTTATAAATTCCTTAGATCAGATGATTGAAAACGCTGGTAAGTCAGTCAACAAGCTTTCAGCTTGGCTTGCCAAGAACGCTGGTAATATTAAAGAGTTTGGCAGTATTGTTAAGAGTAGTCTGACTATCGCGTTTAAAGTTATGGGTGCGGCTATTAATGATGTGGTTTCGGTACTTGGATTTGTAGTTAATCCTCTTGGACGAGTATCAAACCACAGTAAAGATGCATCAAAATCAGTTGGTGGTCTAGCTAATGGCTTAAAGTCGTTATCAAGTAATGGACCAGCCATTCAAACTTTCGGGAAAATACTAGCCGGAGCGTTTGTTTTGAAAAATGTTAGCAAATTCATTGGCGGTATCAAGTCTATTAACGATAACTTAAAAATAACTACTGGCCTAAAGAATCTTGGTAAGCCAGTAACTGAGTTTGCGACTTCATTAAAGAGCGGTTCTGGTGTTCTATCATCATTTGGAGCAGCACTAAAAGCAGTGCCGTTCACCATCTGGATTACAGCTATTGCGGCAATCGTGTTAGCTTTAGTTGAGTTGTATAAGCATAATAAAAAGTTCCGTGAGTTCGTAAACGGGCTTGTTGATACAATCAAAGTTTGGTATAAGGATGCTACTAAGTGGCTTGGTAATGCTGTAGCGTGGATCAAAAAGACGTTTGGCCCGTTCTTCAAATCAGCGGTTAAATCTATTCAGTCAGTCTGGAAAGAGATTGAACCAGTGGTTTCGGCTGGAATTAAGATGGTTCAGAAAGTTCTTAAGCTTGGCATGGCAGTAGTAAGCGCACTCTGGAAGGTTGCCTGGGGTTATCTATCACTTGAAGTAAAAGAAACTTGGGCGATTATTAAGCCAATCATTGATATAGGAATGGCTGTAATTAAGGGGCTTATATCAGCTGGAATGGATATTATCAAAGCCGTCTGGAAAGCTGCTTGGAAGGTTATTAGCACGGTAGTCAGATCTGTTTGGAATGTGATTAAGCCACTAATTATTGGGGCAATGAATGTCATTTCTGACGTAATTCAAACTATTCTTGATATTATTCATGGCAACTGGAGTAAAGTCTGGGGAGATATCAAAAACATCTTTTCAGACATTTGGAAGGCTATCTCACAAGCGATTAAAGCTTACATGAGTGGGATGCACGATATTATTTCATCAGTATTAGATGCAATTAGTACTGTTTGGCATGGTATGTGGCAAGGACTTGGTGACTTTTTCAAGAATATCTGGAAAGGTATTAAACAGGCCGCCCAAGATGGTATTAACGGTGTTTTGAGCGTTATTAATGCCGGTGTAGATGCGATTGATTCGGTTTGGAAATTCTTCACTGGTCATAAAACCAGTATTCGCCATTTAGATCCAGTTAAGTTTGCCCAAGGTGGCGTCGTGCATACTCGTCTATCGATGGTCAACGATGGTGCCGGTCAGAACTGGAAGGAACTGTTACAACTACCTTCTGGTGAACTCAAGATGACGCATCAACGTAATGCAGTGCTACCTTTGCCAGTTGGCACACGAGTATACAATGGCGATGAAACAGCTTCTATTATGACGTCTGCCGGGGTCGATCATTACGCAAACGGTGGGATTGTTGGAGATGCGATTAATTGGACTAAAGGTAAGCTATCTGACATTGGATCATGGATTGGTGACAAGGCCGAGGCTGTTGAGAAGTTTCTCAAAGATCCTCTCGGTAATATCTCCAAGCTACTTCATAAAGCCACTGATGGTTTATTTAAGAGGGCAGCTAGTTTTGGCGACTTAGCTAGCGGTACCATTAGCAAGCTATCAAGCATAGCAGTTGATAAGTTCAAGGAAATGTTAAATAGTACCAAAAAGTCACTGGAAGTATCTGACGGTAAGGCTGGTTACTACAATCCAGGTTTAATTGAGAAAGCCGCCAAAATGATGCACATTGATAGTCTTCCGGCAGGTTTCAGTGAGCTTTTGCAAGCGACTATCATGAGTGAGTCTGGTGGTAAGTCTGTGATTCAAACTATTCACGATGGCAATAGCGGCGGTAATGAAGCTGGTGGGATTCTACAATTCACACCAGGGACATTTGCTGCTTTTGCGATGCCAGGACATACTAATCGGATGAATCCGCTCGATGAGCTATTAGCTTTCTTCAATAATTCTGATTGGCGAAACAGTATTGGACACACCGTTATTTGGGGTGTTCCAAAGGTTGATTGGCTGCATAGTGGCCCACAAGGTCATCGCCGATTTGCTCATGGTGGCGAAGTCTTTGACGAGCAAACTGTAATCGTGGGTGATAATAGCCAACACCATGAGTTTGTGATTAACCCTTATGATGTCACAGCTTATCCATTATTAGCTAAGGCGATGGACACGACGATGCGAGCTCAGCCAATTGCTGATGTTAATACTAATATTGATCACCGAGACAGCAGTGAAACTAATTCATTGTTACGAAAATTATTAAAAGTTATAACTGATGATCAGCAGAGTACTGAAGATGATTCGTTAACAAATATGCTTAGTCGTATTTTAGTCGCGTTGAAACAAGATCGCCCAGTGTATCTAAATGCCAATGGCAGGTTGATCGATATAACTAACGAACAATTAGGCGAACGCATGGAAGATGAACGGAGGTATCGGTGGTAATGGATCATGATATTTATTTCGGGTATCAACGACCACGACCTACAGAGTATGTACAATTTGCTAATTTTGATAGTCGCCAATTAAATCTATACTTAGCTGGTCGGATTGCCAATAACCCACCAACTAAAGAAGTTACCGAGAGTATAGGTTATATGGATGGGATAATTGACTTTTCAGATATCCTTGGACGACGCATCTTTGATAACCGTACGATTGAGTATCAATTTAAAGCATTAAATATTAATTATCACGATCGTAAATTACTAGAACAAAAGTGTAAAAGGCTGTTGCTAATACCAATGCGTCAGCCGATTTACGATAGTCATGATCTCCCGTTTTATTGGTTTGGTAAGGCTAGTAGTGTTACAGCAAATGATGATCATGTTAACAATGTGTTAGAAATAACGGTACAATTCAATGTTTCACCCTATGCGCTACGCAAAGGACAGTTTGACGATATTTGGGACAATTTTAGTCTGGAAACAGGGTATGCGCAATTTACCAAGTATTCAGTCAAAGGCACTAAGAAAATTAGCTTGTATAATGATAGCGATTTGAAATCAAGGCTTAAGGTTATCTGTCAGAATGATATGACGATTAATGGTAAATACAAATACACCAAAAATTATCAAGACAACCCTAACTTTAGATTAGAGCCGGGAATTAATGATCTTACAGTTAATGGTAACGGTGATATTGAGTTTCAATGGGAAAGCGAGGTGATGCTGTAGTGTACAAAATATTAGTTCGCGAAACCTATCGAGGCAATGAAGAAGCTATTAACGAACCGGATGTGTATGGTAATCGGATTGTATCGGGTAGTCTAAGCTTAGTGTCTGGTGGGATAGACACTGGAACGTTAGCCATTAGCCTAGAAAATACGTTGTTCAATCGGATCTTGCCTTATCGATGGTTTATCAGAATTGAAGACCTTCAGACAAAGGAAACCATTTTCCGAGGTCGCTTCATCAAAGTTAGCAAAGTGTATTCAACCACGCATACACAAACATTGAGTTTTGAAAGCGAGCTAGCTTATCTACATGACAGCGCCCAAGTTTACCGTGAGATCCATAACACCAGTGTCAATGACTTTTTACAAATCATAATCGACGAACATAATAGACAAGTCGATGATTTCAAAAAAATCACCCTAGGAACCATCGATGTAATTAACAGCACCGATAATGTTTACCGCTATTTAGACGAAACTAAAGACACGTTAGACAATATTACGGACAAGTTAGTTAATCGGCTAGGAGGTTTTTTACGTATTGGGCGCAATCCTCATAGTCAGTTAATTTTGGACTATGTCAATCGTCTGGGAACGGACACCAAGCAAACGATCGAGTTAGGTGTGAACTTAAAGAGCTTTACGCGCGATCTCAACGTCAACAACCTTATTACTCGCTTAGTTCCCTTAGGCGCTGAAAAGGCGCAGAAAGACGACCAGCGAGATAGTAATAAGCCGATTCCTAAGATTGATATTTCTAGCGTTAATAATGGTAGCCGTTACTTAGATGATCCAAAACTAATTGATAAATTTGGCATTATCCAAAAGGTTAATGTTTGGGACGATGTGCACGATGCTAGAATCCTTAAAACAAAGGGTGAACAATATCTCAAAGAACAAGTATCGGCCGAGATTGCTTGGAGCGTTGACATTGTTAATCTAGCTTTAATTGACAAACGGTTTCAATCGTTTGCGGTCGGTAATAGCTATCGTATTATTGATAAGTTTATGGATATTGACGAAACGATTAGTGTTAGCGAAAAAGAAGTCGATCTAGTTAACCCGCAAACCGTCACGATTAAGATTGGAAATCAGAATAAAAAACTGACTAGTCAACAAATTAATCAAATCAGGATAATCAATCAGCTTAAGAAATTTAGTGAATATATTACGTCATTTAATACGCAAAATAACGTACCAGATTCTCCAAATGGATCTCAGCCAGATCAACCGCACGATAAGCCGCATGATCAACCGCACGATCAACCAAGCTACTACAACGGTGCGATTGTTGACGTATCAGAGTTCCAAAGTGATATTAATTGGTCGCAAGTCCGCAATGCTGGCCTAGCCTTAGGGGTTATTAGGATCCAAGACGGTGAAAATTACATTGATGTCAAACATGTTAAAAACCTTCAGGGTGTCTTGGCCAATAAGCTCAATTATGCCGTCTATGCGTTCTTTAGAGGGGTTAATGAAGCTGATAGTCAAGCCGAAGCACGTGCTTTTTATCAACGTGTCCAAAACGTGGTCAAAGGCCAACAACAACCGCGGTTCTATGCCCTTGATATTGAAGCCATCGAGAATAACAACATGCGCGGTACCGTTAATGCGTACATTAGCCAGCTGAATGATTTAGGCATTCTGAATAGTCAAATTGTGCTCTATATTGCGAACCATTTGTATCAGCAACTAAATCTCGATACAACCAAGGTCGGGAGTATTTGGATTCCGAGTTACGGTACTAAGCCGCGGTATCCTTATGACTTATGGCAATATACCGACAAAGGCACCCTGGCGGGTATTCCTACTAAAGTGGATATGAGCCAAGATCCATCAACACGGTTCAAGAACCAATACTTAACTAGGAGGTGAGATTTTGAGCAACACAGATAAATATTATCGTGATCGTTCTCATATTACAGGGAAACTAGACTTGCAGAAACTGCCGAAGGCGATTCGCGAAAAGCAGTATGGAATTGATGTTCGCGAGGCTATGGCCCAAACCGCGGAAGCGATTGCCGGCGTACAAAGCACCGCTCAAAAGTTCAATCAAGACACGAAAAATCAGGTCAACCAGTTAGATGAAAAGTACACGCGTGAAATCCGTGCCATTGTTTTAGGCGACACAACTAGTGTGGCGACACCGCCCATTCAAGAACCCAATAGTGAGGCTAGTAATCCGTTATCTAACCTATATGAGACTGCACGCGGGCAAGTTTTGTATGACTTTGTAAAGCAATCATCGTTGACTAAAGTCAGCAAGATTGGGGTCATTGGCGACAGCGTCGCGGCAACTGCTGGGGGCTTCCCGGATATTTTAGCTCATCAATATAATATCTATGTGGAAAACCTTAGTGTTGGTGGCGCTAAAATGAGTGATTATAATCATGACGCAATTGTCAATCAAGCTAGCCGATTACAGCAATGTGATGTGGTGATTATTCAGGGTACCGATGATGATTGGGTGCATGATATTAGTTTAGGTTATGCGGGTGACACGAACATCAAAACGTATCTAGGTGGCTTGCGGGAAACGATTAAACGGGTTAAAAATAATAACCCGAAGGCTAAGTTAATTGTGGTCAATTGTACCCGTCAGTGCGTCGATGTGCACGGCAAGTACCGGACAGAACAGTCGAAAAACACTTTCGGCTTAACGCTGATCGACTATATGGAAGCCCAAAAGAAATATCTTAATCAACAAGATGTTCCTTACGTTGATCTAATGAAACCCACGAGTATTTTTGAGCCGGATAATCCGGCTTTTAAGAAAACGATGATGCACGATGGCTTACATCCCACCCCGGAGGCCCATCAGTACATCGTGCAGGAAATTGCTAAAGACTATTCGTATTATTACGATAAGTAAGAAAGGAGCTAACGATGGCTAATCAAGAGTTAGTGTACGATATTACGAAACAACCCAATTTACAACCAGCGCAACAAGCCATTTATGCCCGTGTCGGCGATGGTGGCTTGAAAACCGTCACGGTGAAATTGAACGCCAATAATTACCCCTATGATTTAACCGGTAAACATGTCAATTTTGAAGGGGTCAAAGCTGATAGTACCCGGATCATTGATACTAGTGGCGGCATCGTGTTAGACCCGCAAGGGGGCATCTTTAGATACGTCTTTCCAGCGCAAACTTTCACAGCACGGGGACGATTCCAGCAAGCTTTCTTTAAAGTAATGCTCGGCGATAAGGTAGATACGACAATTGATGTGGTGGTAGATGTCTCACCTAACTTAGTTGAGTTTGGCATTAATTCTGAAAGTTACTTGAGCGAGTATGAACAGTTAATCTCGGAGTTAAAAGACAAACAACAAACCTTCTTAACCGATTTAGGTCAAAAAGTCGATTTAAGCAAGACTCAACTACAAAATATTAGTGACCGGTTAGATAACATCAAGACCCAGCTGGCAACTAATGATGTCGTGTCAAAGACCGAATTTAACACTAAGCTAAAAAATGTGGTTTTTATTAAGGAGGGCTAGTAAAGATGTCTATTAAAGAGTTACAAGATGTTACTGGAACCGTGATTCACCCAAGAACCGAAACGGCCGCTATTGTGGATGCTGACAAATTAGTGAACACAACTAGTACCCAAAATAACATTGCTGGTATTAAGAACTTTGTGGACGGCATTTCCATTAAAGGTGTCCCGCTATTAGATATCGACTTTAATAAAGTGAAATTAGTGCCAAATGATGATGTTTATCAAATCAAACAGGCCGGCTTGTATTTCTATACAACAAACACCAAAAATGTGCCACTATTGAGCAGCCGTTTTCACGATGGTTTTGTCTTATATGGTGCTAAAGATACTAAAACTGCTTTTCTCTATTATATTGGTGCACGGGTTTACCAAGAACGATTTCAGGGAAAATGGTTGCGGCAAGAAAGCTCGATTCCTCAAGATTTGTGGGTTGGTGAAGGCAAAGTTGGTGATGTGTTAAAGTTACGAGATACTTTGGATAATTATCGGCAATTGCGATTTCGCTGCTATTTTACAATTGGTAATACCCTCCAATTTATTCCGGCATGGGCGTCAGATAACATGTTGTACTTAACACAACCAGCTTTAAACTTTGATGGTACGATTTTAAGAGCCTTGGAAGTTGCGTTGCAGATTGGTCAAGATCAACGTAGCTTGATAATTAAGAGTGCCAAATACTTTGCTAATGGTAAAAGCACATCAATTACCGATGGGTTCTTGAAGGAAGTAGGAGGGATGCTGTAAATGCAAGTCAAACTTGATGAAACTAAACATGTGGTCAGTTATGCACTGGTAGGAGGTTTGGAGGATGCTATTGATTATGATGAGTCACAATTACCTGCTGATTTTCTAACAGCAACTGATAGTAGTGCTTATTGGTTGATTGATGGCGTATTGACTAAAGATCCAAACTACGCGCCCTCGATTCAACCAGTGGTCGAAGATCAACCAAGCAATGAACAACAATCGCTGACGAAACTAGCCCAGCAGGTTACTGAGCAACAGGAACATATTGCTTCACTTGAGGAATCTTTGACCCAGTTAGTTAAAGGAGGAACCCATTAATGTATATTATTTTTAAATTTGCCTACCAACTCTGGCACACTATGACCAAAGAAGAAGTTAGTCTCGAGGTTATTAAGGGAGGGATTACCCCAGTTGAGTATCAGACAATTACCGGTGAAGCCTATATTGAAATGGCAACGGGAGATGAGCAAGTTGAAACAACCCTTAAAGCATAAAATAATTTTAACTGGGGCAGCCATGATGGCGGCTTTTTTTTTAGGGGTGAATGCCAATGCTGCCCGCATGGATATGGTCGATGTGTCAAATAATAACGGCTACATGAGCACCGCTGAGTATGTTTCGATGCGTAATGAATTTGGCGTTAAGGCCCTTACCGTCAAGATTAGTGAAGGTACAACCTTCAAAGATGGCTATGCTGCTAGCAATATCGCTAATGGTCAAGCGGCTGGATTATACGTCAACGGCTATCATTTTGCCCATTATAAAACTAAGGCCCAAGCAATTGCTGAAGCTGACTTTGCCGGTCAAACGGCTAAAGCGGCAGGACTACCAGTTGGCGCGGTACTAGCGACTGACGTAGAATCGGCTGAAGAACAAGGAATCTTGTCACAAGCAACCAATGACCGCAACAATGCCGCCTTCATGAAAGAGATTCAGAAGTTTGGTTATCGGGCCGACATTTATACGTCTGGATCATGGGCTAACAACAAGATGACCATCAAGAGCAAAACAGGTTGGGTTGCTGGTTACCCCTATGTCATGTCTGGTCAGAAGTGGTATACGAATAACAATGCTTGGCAATGGTCCGGGTCAGCTCATTTTCGGATTAGTTACGGTGGCTTTGACGTCAGTCAGCTTTATACTGATTACTACACAGCTGGTCAGAAATCAACGGTCAAGCCAACCGATCCAGATGCCGTTAAGGCCAACAACAACACTTTTAAGCCGTCTACTTCAGCCAAGTGGGTCAAGGAAACAAAGACTTACACGCTCAAGGCGGCGGTTAAGCTACGCACTGGCGCGTCAACATCATCAAGTGTGGTTGCTATCTTGCCAGCAGGCACTACGGTAAAAACTGATCAAGCTATTATTCAGGGTGGTTATCGTTGGGTTCGTCAGCCACGATTTAATGGTTATGGTTATCTAGCAACAGGCCCAGCAAGCAATACGCTGGAATACGTAAATAGTGGTGTCACTCACATGTACTACACAGTCAAGCCTGGCGACAGCTGGTGGTCAATCGCTCAGCGAAACGGCCTAAGTATGACTACATTAGCTAATCAGAATGGCAAGACGATTTACACTACTATCTATCCTGGCCAGCGATTGGTGGTGCGGTAATTGCATACACTATTAGGATTAGGTTGGGATGAATGGGGATCGATCGTTGCCATTGTCACTAGTATTTGTGTATTAGCTAATTGGATTCTCAATAAGACGGTCCGTATCCCGCTTAACGATTTAGGCAAGCGGCTTAGCCGTTTTACCGATGAAAGTTTAAAAGTGAGACAGCAAAATGCCGACACAATGAACGCGATTGAAAATCGGGTCATTAAGGTAGAAGGCCGGTTAGATGGTCATGACATTGAATTTAAACATCTATATGAAAAGGAAGCCAAAGGAAATGAAAAAGATTAGTTTAAAGAATGCTGACGGCTCATTTAATGGTAAGCTGATAGCTGGTATTATTTCACTGTTAATCGTGCTAATTCAGCAAATTCTAGCTGTATTTGGGATTAAATTTGCTGGTGACTGGACTAGTATTGTGGCCGTTGTTAACACGGTATTAACCATCCTAGGTATGCTAGGGGTAATTACAGACGTACAGACTGTAAACGTCTCAGAGGACGCGACAGGCACCTTAGAACAAGCCACAAACGAGGTAGACTCAACTAGCCAAGCTGATAAAGCGCCAACTAGTGCGTCCGTCTCTAATGTGACTGATATTAGTGCTGACGTTAAAGTAGACGACAAAACAGAATAAAGTAAAAAAGGTCTATCCAATTGAGGGTAGGCCTTTTTATTGTGCGGTTTTGTCACTGAAAGTAGTGTGCAAGGTCATGCAACACAAACATAGTATATCATTATTAACGCTAGTTGCAACCATTAAAAAAGTGGGCACCCGGGTAAGTGCTCACCAAGAAGGTATTACTTTAAAGCGGAAACATCATGAGTCCTTAATAAGTAAGACAACTTCATTTTAGCTCATTCTCATTAAATTGCAATAAAAAACGACTACCCTAAAAAAGATAGCCGTTTACCCTATAAATGGCACATACATTATTATAATAACATTAAAATCAATAAAGTAAAAAGGTCTATCCAATTGAGAACAGGCCTTTTTATTGTGCTAATTTAGAGATAACTAACCTGCGTCAACTCAGATCAATTACACCCAGTTAAATGAAAGTAGTGTGTCATGTTGTAACACAAAGCACAGTATATCATTCTCAAAAATAGACGCAACCACTAGAGTAACTTAAAAAAGCCTATTCAATTAAGAATAGGCCTTACTGTAAACACGAAAAACTAAGTTATGAGTTCATTCCTGAACACGTTTTTTATTATAGCACTATTTTAAGCTAGTTTACATAACACACACGTATTCGAAGTAGCCTAGTAACTCAACGCTTCGTTATCCTAATTCTGTGAATTCAAATTGGTATAAGCGAAACGAACAAGCTAAAGTCTAATTTAACAACTTTCTTGTTTTTTCAAAGTTAGTGAAATCAATCCTATTTTCTATGGTCCAAATATAATATAGTAGTTGCTAATTTCCTATACTGAGTCTGTAGACTTAACGCCAATTTTGAAACGAGGTTTAAGTTAACTATTTTAATCTACTTGTAAAAACCATTATCATATCCCCACCGTATTCTTTACCATTATTAGCGCCACACCAAGGACATTGAATAGATTCTGAATCATGGCCTCCCCACATTGATCCATCACTAATAGAAATACTAAACTTTTTTCCACATTTTGAACAATTCATTATTTTATCCGGTATATCATTTAAATGATTAAATTGACTCATATTATCCCTCCTAGTTGACTTATTGGGTTAACCCTGCTGTAATGCGAGGAAGCGAAGTGGTTGAGTGCAGAATCGTATCCTAGCCAGACAATTATTTCTCAAAATAACTATCTCACTAAAAGGCAACTCAATCTACTGTAACGCTCGGTCGATAGTTGGTGGTCGATTGCCAAACGGTACAATACAGATATGAACAAATTGGCTAAAATGAATGGTTAACTATTGAGACAGTGATTTATCCTAGAGATAAATTACGAGTTAAATGAAGCAAGTAGATACAATGTTAATAATTTGCCTTTTTGGTGAAAAAATGCAAATCCTATTAGGGATGCTGACAATATAATACAAATTGATTTTTAACTACAAAAGTTGTAATTTTAGACAAAACAAGAACCCCCAACACTGGCAATAGCTGGTGTGGGGAATTTTTGTTTATCACAGGTTTGTTTTGTTGTCTATAGTCATAGTACAATTAAACGAAGATAAAAAACTTTTAAATATTGAGATTTGATTGTATTATTAGTACATACTATGGGGGCGATTCCATTAAACTAAATAAATATACACTTTACCTGGATGAAAGCTTGGTTGACAAAAATTTTTTTGCGCTAGCAGGTGTTGTAATTAAGAATGATCAAGTGGATAGTGTAGATCATGAAGTAAAAGCTTTGAAGGCAACATTATGGTCAAATTTACGCATTCATACCGCTGAATCAATTGTATTGCATCAAATGCTAGCAAATCAAATTTTACACGGCAGTACTCAGCGCAGAGAAAAACTCGCTAAACGTTTTGGAAATGAATATAAAATTTTCTCTAATCGAACGAAGTATAATACGTTAATAAATGGCGTGGGTAATATTATTGAAAAAAATTCATTACCAATTATCGGTGCTGCTGTAGACGCAAAAAAGGTAAACAATTTAAATAATCTTAATCGACCTATTGACTCTTATAAGATTGCTACTCAGATTGTGGTAGAAAATTACGTTAATTTTCTTGTAAAGCACGAAGGACGCGGAAATGTTATTTTTGAGAGCCGAGCAACTGAAGACGATGATAAAACAAATCTTGCTGTACAGTCGACTTTTTACATGATTAAAGCCAGAGGAACATTATTATTTCCTGAATATTTAGTGCAGAAGCATTTAAATAATGTTTTGTTTAGAAAGAAAACAAATAATGATCCTGGACTGCAGATTGCAGATTTTGTACCAAACAATTTTGCTCGGAAGATTGCTGGCAAGAATACAAATAGCATAGGAAGAATACTTTTAAATAGAAGATACGATGGAATGATTTCAAAACCTGAATACTTTGGTGTTAGATTTATACCATATATTTAA